CTGCTGTAAGTGAAACATTTGGGTTAGGTGCATTGGAAACAGCGCATACTTGCCCAACTATTTTACTTAAAAAGAATGATTGGAGTCATGCACACAAAGACTACGCTATTATTGTAGATGAAAGTGAAGTTGCAGATGTACTTAAAGAAGTATATGGGACTGGAGTAGTTGAACCTATACAACAACAATTAATCAAACGTAATGACGATATACGCAAACTATTATGTCAATTGGCTGAACGTGAAAAAATTGCAACAGTTCCAAAAAATAACTTTTATAAAGAATTAGAAGCTAAGGGCTTGATTAAGCATAGTGATTTTACACAGGCACAAAGTACGTTTTGTACTGATGAAATTTACAAGATGCTTAAGATACCGACAGTGGAAATAGTAGAAGTATTACACAGCTATAATGAAACATATTATAGAACTCGAGGAAGTAATTTATTGCCGGATGAGTCAGGCGATCCGCGCAGTAACTTGTTTAATTTCGATTAACAATAGCCAAACCATTTGGATTATACCAAATATTATTTTATAATGTAACACTAAAGGAGACTTAAATGTCAGATAGAACTTTTTCAGGCGAGCAAACTAAAAAACTCGAACAAATGATTAACGAAGGTATGAGCGTTATGATGGAAATCGAAACACTTACCGGCGGATTAAACGATACTGTGAAAGCAGTAGCAGAAGAATTAGAAATCAAACCAGGTATTCTTAAAAAAGCAATTCGTTTAGCACATAAAGCTGAGTTTGGTAAAGAACAGCAGGACCACAGTTTGTTAGAAACTATTTTAACACAAGTTGGAAAAACACTCTAATATAGAGTGTGGCATTAAGAGTCGTTCACTTACGAACATGAAGAATGGTATGTGGACCATAAGCCACGCAGGAAAAGTATATGAGTTACGTAGACGCATTATATTCACGGGATTCAGATCGTATCCATGTAGTAGAACGAGTTGATGGCAAAAGAGTTTATAAAGAATATCCTGCCAATTACATTTACTATTATGACGATCCCAGAGGTAAGTTCCAATCAATCTATGGAACTCCTGTGGCCCGTTTCTCAACACGCAACTCAAAAGAGTTTCGTAAGGAAGTTGCTATGCATCAAGGCCGGCAACTATATGAATCTGATATTAATCCTATATTTCGTTGTCTAGAAGAAAACTATAAAGGTAAAGATGCGCCAACATTACATGCGGCGTTTTTCGATATTGAAGTAGACTTCCACGAAGAAAAAGGATTCTCTCCTACATCAGATCCATTTAATCCTGTTACAGCTATATCTGTTTATCTGCAATGGATGGAACAGTTAGTTACATTGGTAATTCCCCCTAAACATATGAGCATGGAAACAGCAATAGATATTGCTGCTGACTTTGAAAATACCATTGTGTTTAGCAATGAAGAAGAAATGTTTAAAACATTCTTAGACTTGATTGAAGATGCTGATGTGTTGTCAGGGTGGAACAGCGAGGGTTATGATATACCTTATACTGTAAATCGTATTACTCGTGTGTTAAGTAAAGACGATACACGTAGATTTTGTCTATGGGGGCAACATCCAAAAGCACGTGACTTTGAACGTTACGGTGCTACCAGCACTACATATGACTTAGTGGGTCGTATTCATATGGATTATATGCAATTATATCGCAAATATACATACGAAGAAAGACACAGTTATAGTTTAGATGCTATTGCTGAATATGAGTTAGGCGAGCATAAAACACAATACGAAGGAACATTGGATCAACTGTACAATCAAAACTTTAAAAAGTTTATTGAGTATAACAGACAAGATACAATGATCCTACATAAACTTGATACTAAATTAAAGTTTTTAGATTTGTCTAATGAACTTGCTCATGCTAATACAGTATTACTCCCAACTACAATGGGTGCTGTGGCTGTAACTGAACAGGCTATTATCAACGAAGCGCATGAACGTGGACTCGTTGTACCTAATCGTAAATCAAGGTCAGATAAAGATGACACCGCAGCAGCAGGAGCGTATGTCGCGTATCCTAAAAAAGGAATACATCCTTGGGTAGGGGCTGTGGATATTAACAGTCTGTATCCTTCTGCCATTCGTGCGCTTAACATGGGAATGGAAACTGTTGTTGGGCAATTGCGTCCTATAATGACTGAAAGATATCTCGATGATCTCGTAAGCCAAGGCAAAACAGCCGCAGCAGCATGGGAAGGAATATTTGCATCATTAGAATATACTGCTGTTATGGAACAAAATCGTGGTACAGAAATCACTATTGACTGGCAAGATGGAGACAAGTCAATACACTCTGCTGCTGAAGTGTGGAACATGATATTCAACAGTAATCAACCGTGGATGTTAACAGCAAACGGCACTATTGTTACATATGAGCGCAAAGGTGTTGTTCCTGGATTACTAGAGCGGTGGTATTCAGAGCGTAAAGATCTTCAAGCAAAGAAAAAAGCAGCTACCGATCCAAAGGAAATTGCTTTCTGGGATAAGCGACAGTTAGTTAAGAAAATTAATCTTAATAGTTTATATGGTGCCATTCTAAATCCGCATTGCCGGTTCTTTGACAAACGTATTGGACAGTCAACAACATTGTCTGGCAGAAGCATTGCTAAACATATGGCAGGTTATATCAATGAATGTGTATTTGGTATAAAAGACCATGTGGGCGATGCTATTGTATATGGCGATACTGACTCATGTTATTTTACTGCGTGGCCCGCAGTTAAAGACGAAGTTGCCAAAGGCACAATGGAATGGAACAGAGATATCTGTATTCAATTGTATGACAGTATTGCTGATCAAGTCAATGAATCGTTTCCTGCATTTATGGAACAGGCATTCCATTGTCCACGTGAAGCTGGCGAGTTAATTAAAGCAGGGCGTGAATTAGTAGCATCAAACAGTTTGTTTATTACTAAGAAACGTTATGCTGTATTGATTTATGATTTAGAAGGCAAACGTCTAGATGTAGATGGCAATCCAGGCAAAATTAAAGCTATGGGCTTAGACTTAAAGCGTAGTGATACTCCTAAAGTAGTTCAAGAGTTCTTGTACGAGATTTTAGAAAAAGTATTAACAGGTACAGAACGGGAAGAAATCATTGAACGCATACGTGAATTTAAATACGAATTCAAAAGTCGACCAGCATGGGAGAAGGGCACACCTAAACGTGTGAATAATCTAACAACCTACACTAAGAAAGAAGAAGCAGCAGGTAAAGCTAACCTTCCTGGGCATGTTCGTGCAGCAATGAACTGGAACAATTTGCGTAGGATGAATGGTGATAATTACAGCATGGCAGTTGTTGATGGTATGAAAACTATTGTTTGTAAACTAAAAGCAAATCCGCTAGGATGGAGTAGTATTGGTTATCCTACTGATGAGCAACGGTTGCCAAAATGGTTTACTGAATTGCCGTTCGACGACAGCTTAATGGAATCTACCATTGTTGATCAAAAAATTGATAACTTGCTAAGTGTACTAGACTGGGATCTAGCAAGTGCCACTAATACAGACAATACATTTCAATCATTATTTGAGTTTTAAATGACAGTAACCGATTTAGTATTTTTTAAAAACCAACTAGATAAATTATCAGTGGCTCCAATATATGAGCAAACCAATTCTTCACTAGATAAATTTTTATATTTGGTTGATAAACATTCATCTGAAAATCTTAACAAATTTGTAAATCGGCATTACGATATTAAAAAAGCATTTGATTCATTTGATAACGAATTTGGAACATTACAATCAAAGTTAAAGCGGGATATTGAAGAAGCAGAAAAAGTTCTATTTCAGCAAAGTTATAGTTCTTATCATGATGAAAGCATATATGATGCTTTTCATATTCTAGGGCGACGTTGGCAACCTGATATTAATCTTAAATTGTTTTATGCTAGGATTAGGAGATCAGTTGATTGGCGTTATCCTGCTATGATTTTGCGACCCGGGTATGAAAACTTTGTCGATGAAATGGTGAGTAATGATCCATTATATCTTGTAGATGTTAGTTACAAATTTATTGAACCAGTGTTAACTAGATTTAATGAACACTATCAACAGAGATTACGAGTATATACTATTAAGGAAGAATTAGACCAAGAGATTTTAGGCAAAATTCCCAATAATCAATTTGGCATGATAGTAGGATGTCACTTTTTTAATTTTAGACCACTTGAAGTAATTAAACAATACTTAGAAGAAATTTACACTAAGCTGAGACCTGGCGGAGTGTTTATGATGACTTTTAATGATTGCGATCGATGGAGTGCAGTAAAATTAGTAGAAGATAAAAAGGACGGCTCTTATACTCCGGGGAGTTTAATTTTTGAATTGGCTAAAACATTAGGCTATGAAATTGACTATTGTTGGCATGACGAAGGACCACAAACTTGGCTTGAACTACGCAAACCAGGTATATTAACCTCATTACGAGGCGGCCAAACATTGGCGAAAATAGTTTCAAAATAGTTGTACGGCCTAAATAAAGCTGTTATACTATCACATTATAAAGGAAATATATATATGCGCGATCATCTTTTGGATTTAGTTAGTCACACAAACGGATTAGGGGTTATTAACCAAGTACGTATAGTTGGCACTGATACAGAAACAAATTTTAATGGCATAGCTGAAGATCGTTCAGTTGTGTTAGAAGGTGGATTAATTACCCCGGTTCCAGAATTCGCGGGAACATTTGGTATGCCAAATTTAGGAAAACTTAATATTCTGTTGAACTTACAAGAATATAAAGAAGATGCTAAGTTATCTATTAGTCGTAAGTCTACTGGCGAACCTGAACAAATGAACTTTGAAAATAAAGTTGGTGACTTTAAAAACAGTTATCGTTTTATGGCATCAGAGCTAGCTAACGAAAAAATTAAACCGCCTAAGTTCAAAGGTGTTAAATGGAACGTTGAATTTGAACCTAACGCATCTGCTATTATGCGTTTGAAAATGCAAGCTACAGCTAACGCTGAAGAAACTACGTTCCAAGCTAAAGTAGAAGATGGACACTTAAAGTTTTTCTTTGGTGACCACAGCACACATGCTGGTAACTTTGTATTCCAACATGATGTAAGCGGCGATATTAAACGTGCATGGCCATGGCCAGTTAAAACTGTCATTGCTATTTTAGATTTGGCAGGCGACAAAGTTATGCGTATTAGCGACGAAGGTGCTGCACAAATTATCGTTAATTCAGGCTTAGCAGTTTATACTTACACTATTCCAGCTCAAAGCAAGTAATCAATGACTCAAGATAATCTTACTGCCAAACAATCTGACTATGCCTTATTTCTGCCGGCATTGTCAGGATTTTATTCAGGTTACATAGGTAGACAACGTGGTGGTACTAACGGAGTTGACCAAGCTCGTATGCCACCAGGTATCCAAGACATGGAGATGCTTAATTGGCTTAATGCTCAAAAAGGATTATTTCCATATAAATGGAGTTTGTACTCTGCCGGGCATGCCAATTTAGATTTGAATAAAGAAGATTGGGGCGAAGATATGGTACGTAATCGAGATCGCGCTAATACATTTTTATTAGGCGACTCGGGCGGCTTCCAAATTGGTAAAGGTAAGTGGGAAGGTGATTGGAAAAATCCTGCTTGTCCAAAAGCACAAAAGAAACGTGAACAAGTTCTCAAGTGGATGGATGGACTTATGGATTATGGCATGTGCTTAGATATTCCAGCATGGGTTGCACGTAGTCCAGCTGGACAAAAGGCCACAGGTATTTCAACATACGACGAAGCAGTACAAGGTACATATATTAATAATGAATATTTTATTAATAACCGTACTGGTGCTTGTAAGTTTCTAAATGTATTACAAGGTGAAAATCATACTGATGCAGATGATTGGTATGAGCGTATGAAAAAATACTGCGATCCAAAACAATATCCTGGTCGACATTTTAATGGTTGGGCTATGGGTGGACAAAACATGTGTGATGTCCATTTAGTACTAAAGCGATTAGTGGCGTTGAGATTTGATGGGCTGTTAGAAGAAGGCAAACAAGATTGGATGCACTTTTTGGGTACAAGCAAATTAGAATGGGCATTATTATTAACAGACATTCAACGAGCTGTACGCAAGTATCATAATCCTAGTTTTACTATCAGTTTTGACTGTGCTAGTCCTTTCTTAGCAACAGCTAATGGGCAAGTATATCATCATATTGATATCCAAGATCGTAAAAAATGGTGCTATCGTATGAGTTCTATCGTTGATGATAAAAAATATGCCAATGATACACGCACTTACCGTGATGCTGTGTTACAAGATGGGTTAATCAAACATTTTGACGAAAGCCCTGTTAGTAAAAATTTACTAATTAAAGATATTTGTCATTATGCACCAGGCATGTTAAATAAAATTGGTCGCGAA